TATCTATATCTTTAGTGATTCTACAAATTCCAGAATACGACATTCCAAATTGTAAGATATCAAACCAATCAGTTGCCCATGCCGCAGACGTACAAATTAGAGCAACCGAAGAATTCGACAATACCAACGCAAGATTCTTTTCTGAATTAGGATTACCAGCAACTCAAGGGTGGATAGACACTGAAACTTTAAACGGGACTATAACCGTTTTTGCTGATAATGTCTTCGGAACTATGAAAGACGTTATTAAATATGATGTTCCTGCCAGTGGAGATATAGTAAAGTCAAAAATCCCATTAACGGCAACTGATTGGTTTGATATCTTACAATTTGGAATGTCGTATTCTGGAATTTGTAGAATCACTAAAGATATAGATACACAGTCTATTTTTTCAGGTGCAGGTTTCTCAAGCGTTAACGATCCTAGAATATCATCCATTGAAAGCAGAGTGGGCGTTTTCATTAGCGTAAACGCTACTCATACGACAATTCGATTAGATGGGCAAGCTACTGTTGTTCTTGATGGTACCTCAGGAAAACCCTTAGTATTAAAAGACGAATGGTTTTCGTGGGAAATATTTGTTGATAAAACTCCTGATGGATTAGCCTTCGGTGCAGCCACTATGTTTGTTAATAGTATACAAGTTGCAGTTGGAGGAATAGTCTCGTCAAATGACGCTGTTAGTGATGAGATTTCAGTTGCTAATTCATCATCCACAGGATCAACTACTTTTTACTTTGATAATTTCGGTGCAACAATTTACAAAGAAAGCGCAATCAAGACATTGTCTACAAAGACAATGGAGGCCAATGCGATTCAAATTTTTGTACCGAGCGGAAGACGAGACTATACAGTCATATTGCCTGATGAAAATCCTAGAGGATTAGGCGATGTGTTAGATTTTGTTTTACAAAACGTTAGCGGTAATTTTAAAATCCAGACTGAAAACACTGCAGCACCACAGGTATTATTCAATGGTGTTAACGAACTTGAAAAATTAGTAATAGCAATAGAACCGTTTAGATTAACTAATACTATTGAAGGTGGTAATGTTTACGTTGGTCAATTTGAAGAGAAAATATTTTATGATCACTCAGGTTTAATATCAAGTGGCGATCTCGGTGGCCCATCAGGGATATCAATAGTTGACGCTGACACATTCAAGTTAGAAAAAATACATGCGGTAATAACTGATAGATCCCTTACTCCTTGTCAGCCTCTATTTACTGACATCAGATTACCGCAAACAGACCATACAATTACAGGTGGTGGCGATCAAATAATCAATACATACATTAATAAGCAAGGGGTTTTTGAATTCAGAACCGATGAGCCAACAGTAAAGTCAGTGACAGATGAAATATTCATTAGTAAGGCTGTCATGGTCGCGGGAGTGATAACAACAGTAATATTCACGCCCACAGTCGCATACACAAGCACTGTTGATGGTATGGCCGAGTTAATATCCATTGGTGGGCATAAGACCAGTGGCTCTATATTATCAGAGGGTGGTGCTAATTTAACCCTTAGTGTAACTGCTGGTAATCACCATCAGCTCGGACGGGGTTTCCTAGTTGATCCTAACACACCGAATTTATGCCAAACCCCTGCAGATGCAGTCGTTGCATTCACTGGCGCAAGCGGGGATTTGTTATTAGTTCATGCTGATTCAGGTGGAAACTTTGTTATCGATTCAATACCTACTGGAGCTAATCCCGATATTGACCCCGCTCAGTTTAATGATGGTGGAACTTTGGCATCAGTTTCCCCTAATAACTTTACTGCACTTCGTGTATTTCAATTCTGCGAAAGTAATGACGTAATTGTCTATTATGGAACAGTGGAGTATGCAAATTTAGCAGCCGCCGAAGCAGCTTTTTCATCAGAAACACCAGAGACACTGACAACAAGAGATGGCTCTTACATATGCACAATACTGGTTAAAGAGAATGTTACCAATCTAACTACCGCAGTAGCAGGTAGTGATGCTAAGTTTATCAACCGATCTGGCGATAGAGATTTATAATAATTAGAATAACGTTAAGAGGAAGGGTTAATTATGACTATAGGATTTAATCTTGTTGGAAGAAAATCACAATTTTTCCTTGATATTGCAAGGGGTTTAATTCCCGGATTCTCAACAGATTCGATATTATCATTTAATCCTGATGTTGATATAGCCTCAGAGGAAACAATTTGGGAGCAGGGTGGTCTTTACACTTACCTGACAGCAGATACTGAATTGTTTTTCTCATCCTCGGATGCATCTGACACTAATATAGGATTAAAAATAGAGGGGATGACTGATGATTTTTTGGTTAAAAATACCTTATTCACATTCACCGCTGGACAATCTCAGCAAAGTATAGGGGTATTTTTTAGGATTTTTAAGATAACCGTGATTAGCGGTAACTCCCCTGTTGGTGATGTGTACATTGCTGAAGCAGATACATTAACCCTCGGGGTGCCAGATACTGCATCAAAAATAAAAACTAAGATGCTGCAAGGGACCAATATCAGCCAATTGGGTGCAATTACTATACCTTTAAACCATACTATGTACGTAGTCCGTGTGATTACTCACACAAGAAAAAACAAAGATGCAGTAATTAAGGCCGTCGTTAGACCAGATGGGTTTCCGGGGTTTATACAGACCACCCAATTTCCATCTTTTCAGAATAGTTTTGAACTAATACTAGATCCACCATTCGTTATCAATGAAAAAACAGATTTGGAGTTGAGGGCAACAACGACAACCAATCAAACTGAAGTCGTGTCGAATGTTGGTTTCATTTTAATAGACAATAGCATTGTTTCATAGGAGATAATATGTCTGATTATAAATACCCAAAAGACGGAACTTCCTCAGGAAAAGAATCATTAACTGTTAATAAGACAATAATGTTTCCAGAAGAAAGAATGGAAGATGGCTCTATTTGTGCATTTGAGATTCTAATTGAAGGAGCTACATCTTTGGACACTAACGTATCCTTTAAAATATATTCAGCACTAGATTCCGATGCCCTAGATGCTGTAAATATACCTGAATCTATAGTAAGTTCCAATCTTACAGGTCTTACTGGTAAGCTTGTGTTTCAAAGGTTAATTGTTGATACGCTCAATATGATGTTTAAAATAGTGATATCTGGGACAAATGCTTCAAGTACTGCAACCTTCCTTATTCGTGCTAGATCTAAATAATTTAAAAGGTTAATTATGTCCAAACATACCAAAGAAGATAAAAGGAGAAAGCAGAAAAGGATTTCTGATGATATAAGAAAGGAAAGGGCTAAAGGTACTCCTCGTGAGAAAGCTATTGCTGTGGCAATATCAAAAGAGCAGCAACGTGAGAAAAAGAAGGAAGGTAAATAGTATGACAGTTAATAGTTATGTTAAAGGTATCTTATCAGCTACAGCTGCATCTCTTTTAGCAGTGATTGTTACAGTTGGTGTCGCCACATATTCTGATGTAGAAGCTAATACTTTGCACAGACAACAATCTGAGATTCTATTGAAGTCTATAAATGATACAGTGATCAGGGTAGAAGAGAATCAGAAATTTCTGCGGATCAATCAAGACAATCTAGATAGTAATCAAAGATATTTACTGGAAAGGATTGATGGTCTTTATGATAAGAAAAGGGAATAGAATATGGGATTATTAGACATTTTTAGTTTTATAACCAAACCGATCACTTCTGTTGTAAGTGGTTGGCAGGACAGAAAGACATTAGATGCTGAGAGTATAGTACATCTTAACAAAGTTAGACTTGAGCATAAAGTAGCTCTAGAAGAAGCAACTAACAAAGCTAAGATAGCTAGATTGGAAAACGAGGCCTCTGTAGTTGCTGATTACGACACTCAAGCAGTTAAGAATATGCAGAGTAGTTGGAAGGATGAATACCTCATACTGTTGCATACACTCCCTGTCTACGGGTATGTTATCCCTTCTACAAAACTACATGAGGGATTAGATAGGTTGTGGGAAAAATTAGGGTCTGCAGGATACGAGTGGTGGATCGTATATATTGGCATCGTGGCATCCACTTTTGGTCTTAGATGGTTATTCAATAAAAGAGTTGATAAAATACTAGAAGGTAAGAAAACTAACTAACAAAAAGCCCCAATAACAATTAAGTTATCGGGGCTTTATTTATATAACTTTGTTTTAATAAATTAAAAATATCCTGCTATCAATTTAACAACAGAACTCACACCACCAGATACTAAAATACAAAGTCCTAATAAACCATACATCAATGCCGTAGTATTCTCTGAGCTATCTATGTACTTAGCATAACCAAGTATGGTACATCCTAGTATAATTAAAATTATGTTTATAATAAACCACATGTTGATCCTCCTACTTTACATATTCGATTAATCCTCTCTCGCCATAGTTTATTATATTCAATAGCTTCTTGCTGTACTTGTTCGGGCGTCTTGGTACATCCGCTATTGGCTTCCTCAACCTTTTGCCTTTCAAGTCTTAGCTTTAGAATATCTGAATCAGTCATATTAAACTCCTAAAAATTAATGGCGTTTTTCATACCATTCATAATTACAATATTTGCATTTGTATCCTATTTTGCAAATACCCTCGTACCTCACAGTTCTGTCATGTTATTTTCGATTACAAAGCAGCTCTTTAATAAAATTAATCATACCAACTCTTCTGATAATTCTTTAGTCATATTATACCCCCCCCTCCCTTCGTTATCAATTCCTTCACCGACACCGTGATCGGATATTCCTGACCCGCTACCCCAAATCATACTTTTAACTTTAGAGCCAGTAAATTCACCATCCCAAACCCCTGCAGTTTGACTATCTGACCCACATACTTTATGATCTTTCATATTAATTTTTCTCTTGTAATGTTCGTTTACGTTGTGCTAGCCGATCCTTAAAAGAACTTGATGACATTACTCGTCCTGCCTGCATATCGCCTTTGGCGAAACTGACAAGTTTTAATAGCGCAATAGCCTCTTCACGTTTACTCATATTATTCTCCTTTTGTTGTATACCCTATTTTACCAAAATATGACAGTATTGTCAAAATTGACTAGAATATAGGTTAGCTACCTCAATCAGCCCAGCTATTCCAATAACCACGGGCATAATATATACCATATTTACTATCATCAATGAAATATTTATCCAAACTAATGCTTTTAACCTGACCAATATCACACACGATATGAGCGCAATTATTAACATCCCTTTAAGAAAACAAACGGCACCAAACCCATACTCTATAATTACCCACTTCATCAATGGATTAGCTTCAAGACCTATTCCTAATGAGGAAACTAACCCTTGTGTTATAATTGTGTCTAGTATATTTAATACCATTAACGAAGCAAGTAAAAATAAACTTAATGGAAGATTTTGTAATGATTTTAAATTAATCATGTCTTCACCCATACACGTTCACCATCTGCCCAGTCATATAGTCCTCTCATGCATTCGTCAAATTCTTCCAAGGGTTCTATAGGGAAATAATAGCTTTCCATGTTATTATCTAATTGTCTTATATGAAATTCCCAATTATCGTCGTTAATTTCATCTGCCTGTTTTTCTGTGCAAATACTATCGAATTGACCACAAATTTCATCAATGGTGTAGTCACCTTTAAAATGCTTATCTATGAGGAATCTTAATGCTTGTGATACCATCATTCCACATTCATGTGCATTTGAGTCATCCCATTCTTGTGTTTTATAGAACCCTGATAAATCTAAAGTGTGTTTCCATTTATTCATGATTAATCTCCTCCTTTGGTTTCATAAATTTTTCTCCTTCCTACAGCATCATCTTCTGATTCACAACTCCATAAGTCATTATCAGGGTCATACCAAGGGGATATACCGCCCCACTCTGAATGTTCATCAATGGTCAGCAGGTCGTCAGCGGCTCTTTGTTTAAAATAGTCGTTACGTCCCTTCATCTCGGATAAATCATAACCGTATTTATTACATATGTAAAGGTATTCCGCACTATCTTTATCAGTGGTCATATTCCCCAATCTGCTTCTAAGTTGTCTATTAGTTAAGTTCTTCTCTACGTATTCGTAAGAGTCCTTTAAAGTAACATCCCTATCTTCCTGTATATCAATAAACTCTTGTACCAATTCATTATACTTAACCGAAAAACGTGCTCTGGTAATTGCAACATAGATAATATTACGTTCTTCGTCTGTAATACCTTTAAATTCTCCTTTGCTATTGTAATTACTAGGGAAATCTTCTGCGATCAATACTTGGTCATACTCTAGCCCTTTCGCTTTATGCGCTGTTGTTAAGGTTATTTTAGCAGATGTACTATTATGGTGAGAATGGAGAGTGTTAATCATTTTATCTCCGCCACCATCTTCAACAATACTGGTTATTCTTCCTAACTCACGATCTTCTTTACCTTCTTCAACTAAATCCTCCCAAGTAGAAAAGGGGATGATATTCTCATGTTTTACTTTCTTTAATTCATTATTGTATAAAGCGCCAGCACTTCGTAATATAGCTACAAAATCTTTAAGATCAATATTTACACTGACATCTTCCCCTTTGCTTATCATCTCGACTGCTTTGAAGATCTGTTCCATATTAGTTCTGAATAATATTGTGTATGGTTTATCAAAATCAATAACACTGTCCTCAAACCCGACTTTAGTATCAACCTCTTCGTTACCTTCTAAATTCTCTCCTAGGATGTAAGAAGCAACCTTGGCTAATTCAGTACCAAACCTAAAACTCTTTGATAACTTAGCGGCTTTACAATCAAGATTCTGCATAGTATTTATACTTCCATTCCACGCATATAATTGTTGGAATTTATCCCCTACAAATATAAGTTTACAATGATCTTTCTGACCTAGAATAATATCCAAAGTAACAGCATTAAGATCCTGTGCCTCATCTATGTAAATCACAGAAAAATTGGATAGTTTAGGTTTCTTTAGTTGATATAATTTTAAGTATGTATTATGTGTACAAAGCACTTCGCTATACTTATCTGTACGTTCGTTCCATAGTTTATTAGCATATCTTACAATAAGCTTGATGAAACTTTTCTTGTCAAAAGCCTTACCGTACCTACTTTCTAAATCTTTGATGTGATGATAAGGGACTGACTCTCCTGTAATACCTTCCTCAGCACTTATTTCAAATTTTCCTACTGTCTCTTTTATAATAAGCCCTAAGAAACTTTTTGTAATTGTTTTTAATTCTGTAATCTCAAATTCAGGAAGACGGAAGTATTTGGCAATCTCATTTCCTGTACCCGCTACATTAACATACCGTCCTGTAGGACGTTTGAGCTTATGTTGGTATCCTTTCCCGACATTACGGTACGCTAAACTATGCGTTGTCATACATTCAACATGATCAGGGAATTTACCTTTCGCTTCCAACGCCATACTCTTATTGAATGCCAAATATAAGCTAGGTTCAATTAAACTTTCAGAAATAAACACAAGCTCTGAGGTTTTTCCGGTTCCTGATAAGGCATTTATCTTGCTCATTTTTTCTGCTAGTACAATTACCTTAGTTTCTAATTGCTCTTCCGTAGGTACAAAAGATTTCTTTACTACAGGTAATTCTTCATATTGATCAGTACTATCATCTTTCGTATATCCACTTGTATTTACTTTAAACATGTAATTGCCTCCTTTGAAATATCCCTTCATACTACCCCTACCTCAACATAAGTCAACATGTATTTCACACAATAAAAACCTCCACAACTTTCGCTATGGAGGTTTTAATTTATTAAATTAATGTATTATAAGTAATATATAAATATATTAGTCGCCGATAAATACTACATCTAATGTCCATGTTTCTGTACTTTGAATTTGAGCAGCAACCATTGATAACTTTTTAACTTGAGTTGTGATATCAGTTACACCGTTAACATCTAGTTCAAGAACTAATGGAACACCAGCAGCTCCTAGATCAAATAATTGACCAGATGTGATCTCACCTGAGATTGTTATATCATCTCCTGCTACAGCCGCAACTGGAGCACCACCTATAGTTACTTTAATACCGGCACTGGTTATTTGAATACTCTTTGTATCTTTTGGGACATCTAAAGAGACTACGTTAGTTTCTACGCCACTGATTGTGGCAAATGTACGTTTTACTACATTTGTATTTGAATTGCGAGGCATTGCCATTTTCCTTTATTTATTGTATAGACTAGTATACCTGTTTATAGTAGGAAAGTCAATGTACTGTTGTTCTTTTCTCGGTCATTATAATTACGAATGTGGATAAATTAATTCCCATTTACCCTCTTTATAATCATCTCCATTGGCTACCCCAATCCTCTGATTATCTGTTAAGGGTTTTCCAATACAATCTGTTGTTAACTCTATTTCAGCCCCTTTACATACGGTACAGACTGATAATGCTCCATCGCATATCATACAATGCCCCTCTAATTCACACCCACATTCGGGGTATTCTAGGTATTTATGTTTCATATTAACCCCTTATTTACCATTTAAATTTTCTAGAATCTAAATAAACCTGTGTATGTCTTCTTATTGTTCCAGTATTTATAGTACAAGAATGTACAAATGCTTTAGGTATTATTCTAATAAAACACCTCCACACATGATCTTCTGCTACGGTACCTCTGTGTAGATCTGACTGTGTGAATGCACACCACTGTTGGCATGGTTTAGTATAAACCTTTTGGGTTTCTCTGTCTTTATATTCAGTCAATGGGTCTGAACTTACCCACATATACATTTTCAATTTAGATAATTGACCTTTAATTCTCTCACCTTGATCATCTCTTGGATTAAAATCATAATGCCAATTAGGAATACAAGGAAATTGTCCGGGCATCAACATGTGGACTTTTACATCTATTAGGTACTCAGATTCATCAAGTTCCAGCAACGACTTAACTTCATCTAATATACCTTTAATTTCAGGCATTAATTCTACTGCCTTATCAAAATCACAAAGGAATATACCATTGTGCGATTTGCTCCAATTTATTAATTCACTCACCTCTCTCCTCCTTAAACCCTTTCACTAAAGGTTTTATTAATTTCATTAGGATTCTATCTGTCAATTCTCTAGTGATCATATCCATTAAGTTTTGTTTAGTATGTAAAGTCCCTTTATATTTACAATTTATATAATCTCTTAATTTATATAAGGTCTCAGTATCCAAGTACTTTAATTCATTCATACTGCCTCCTTACCATTCAATATAAACTTCAATACTCATCGTATTTTTATCAAACTCATCTGGGAATGTGTCAGCTATCTTTTCAATAATATCTAGTTTCCATTCAGAGTCATTCTTGGCATCTACTTGTTTATCAACATCATATTTAAATTTATCTGCATCTTCTTTACCTAATGCATTAATTAGTAAAGGATAACCTTCCCCCCAATCAGTTTTATATGTATGGAGGATTATCTTAGAAAAATCTATACGTATTGTACAAGGATTATTTATTTCATGTGTGTTTATAATCTCTTGCCAAAAATCAAGATAAACCCCTGTATCATTTTTATAACCGCTAAACTTTATCCTATGTTTAATTTCAACTTCTCTTTCCAGATGATTCCAATCTAACATGTATCCTCCTAATTGTTCGTGTAAGGCTAGTAAACTATCATTTTAAGACACTTTAATATCTACCCCCTTATGATGGTATTACTTTACTGAGAAAGTGCCTGTATATACCCTCTCTATTTGATTTAAAGGCATTCTAATCATAGGGAGGTAACTCAGTAGAGATTGTTATCTTGATCAAGTTTACTTATTTCTCCTAGTGGATTAGGACTAATACCTGTACCAATATTAAACTTAATCACCTCAGTAGTTACACTATCTCCTACAACACCATGGATGGCCTTCGCTTTATAGCCGTGAGGTTGTCTATAAAAATTCTCTAAAGTCGAGGCTACTTGTATACATAGTCTTTGGTCATCAGAAGTAACTTCAACCATAATTTCTACTTTTACGTACCTTTTATGTTTAATTGTCATTCATGCCTCCTAGTTACACTTCATCTTTAAAATGTTTCAACTTACCACAATCTTCACAAGTCAAAGTTAAGATTCTAATTTTCTTAGCGAGAGCATTTGCGCCATATGGATTTCCTGCTGTGTTGCATGATCCTACCAATCTTATCTGTTGTTCAGATATACTCTCAGATACATGTTCACTTAATACTTTCCACTTGTGTTTACAAAACATAGTTACCCCTCCCTTTTCAATTCAAATTTATGATGTGTAAATTCCCCTTTATTTACTTCTGTGATTGTCAGGTGTTTACCATACACTAAACCAGTATCGATATGCAATCTGTTTCCTACCATTAAAGGTTCTCTTATCACAGAATGTCCGTGTATTGTAAAATCAATACCTTCTAAAGGTTTCTGAAAATCCGAACAATTAGGATATTCTGCAAATTCCCTAATCCATGTACAATCTTGTTTAATAGCTTCATTGCCAGATTCAAGGCATTCTACAAAATCTTGCCATGATTTAAACTCCTGCGGTACCGCTGCATGAACAACTCCATACGAGGTATCTTCATGTTTTACTTCTATGGCATAGGGTAATATTTTCATCCAATCACCGAATAAAGTTCTTTCTGTTTGATTCATATCAATAAATGCCCATTGCCCTCCATTAGCAAACCACAGCCCACCATTCTGTTTTGTGTTATTTTCAAAGGAGAATACATCATGATTTCCTAAGACAGTGTGGTAGCATCCCACTTTATTCTCTAGGAAGAATTTAGCTGTATTATAACTGTTAGTGCCGCGATCAATTAAATCACCTGCACAAACTAAAGTATCTGTATCTTCGTTGAAATTTAACTCTTTAAGTCCTGAAAGAAGAGTATCCAATTCCCCATGTATATCCGAGACAAAGAATAGTCGTCCTGTGGCGTTAATTTTCTTGTATAACATAGTTTATCCCTCCTCTCTTATATCGGCCTGTTGTATTGCACGGAACACCTTTTAGCAAATTACTCTCTGTCAAAGTTACCACGGGAGAATAAGAACCTCCGTGCGATTTAAATTTATAATAAAATATACCATTTAAACATACAGTATCATATGTGAATCCTTTAATTGCTTTTACAGTTTCTCCTGTTAAAGTGTTCTTATAGGAGTATTCCTTTTCCCCGCAGCCAATAAGTAATAATGGAATGAATAAGTATATTAACAAAGTCTTCATACTACCCTCCTTTTCTCTTACGGAAAGACATCTTCTTATCAAATCCCTTTCCTACTAATTTATCTACATCACTAATCTCAATCATCACAGGAGATGTTCCTCCCAACACCCCTGAAATATACATCTCTAGTTCCTGCAAGCAAGTATATGGATCAAATACTTTAGCAAATTGATAATCCTTAAGACGCCCGCCTTCTTCGAGACCACTTGTTGAAACAATATACACAGGAATATTAGATACCCTATGTATCTCTTCACAATCCATTTCCTGTTCAAACCATTCACGTAGTTGCTTCTTATTTACTTTCCGTTGGAAACGGAATTGAGCTTTACATGTATCAGGAATAGTATGTGATATATTTTCATCTGTCAAGTATTTAAATAACTTATCTGAGGAATAGAAGGTGATATGATCATGAAGAGATATCCGATTAACTCCAGACTTTTTACATTGAATAAAAGGATAGGTCTTACCACAAAAGAATACATACCCTGATGAGAATTCATATACATCATGTCGTATCTGCTTGCAGAAATTAAAACAACTCCTAAGCTTACCTTCTACCCTTTTATGGTAAGTTATGAGATAATGTCCATTACCAAAGAAACTACCTGGCAAAGGTGATTCTATTTTACCTGTACCTATTACTTTCCCTTCATAAACAGTAAACTTACGTGTCCATTTACAAAGAGGGTCTTGCCCGAAGACTAAAGCTGAGTCATAATAGTCAGACTCTTTTCCATATATTTTCATATCTTAATCCTCATGTAATGCTTGACAATTAGGGCATTCATAGGTAATAGTCCCTTGTTTTATGGATATAAACCAATTGACATCATTAATTTCTTCCATACAATTATCACAAGTAAAGAAAGTATTAGTAATTTCCATATCCTCAAGTAACCCTACTTTGACTTCACGTTCATTTATTCGCATATCAATACTCCTTAAACTAAAAATGTCCAACCATAATAATACAGTTGGACATTGGTGTCAAATATTATTATTGTAATAGCACTCTTCTGCACCCTATATCCACGAAACATAAAATATAATTTTTTAAATAGATTATCTGTATGTAAGTATATCCCCGTAATACTGCCCTTTACACGGAAGAAAAACACCGATTGATCTTTGTTGGAATATGTTTTACTGCGCATCATTTATCTCCTCCATATAATGCTGTCTTAATTTTAGATCGACAACTTCTACAAACCGCAATGAGCGATCCCTGCTCAATTGCTAGTGCCGCATGTTGAGCATCTGTAAACATTCAGTTACTAGGTTCTTTACCGCACCATGTAACAATTTTACTTTTACGTAACTTTACCCCATCCTCATATTCATATTTAATTACACAGGGCATTACTCACCCCGTGCATCTGACAATACTGCTTCCAACATATACAGAGAACATTTACTTATTTCTCCATTCTGAATATTACTTATGCATTGCTGTGGCACAATTAAATATTGTGCAGCTTCTTTCTGCGTCCAACCTTTTCTTTTAATTAAGCCTACTATTTCATTCATCAGATTCGAACGCATGGTGTAACTCTCTACTTCTTTTGGATCGTCCGTTAGTAATTCGAACGCATTATTGTATGATTTCATAATATCTCTCCTATAAATTAAAATTCTTCGACACGGTTAATGTAGCAAGCGGTTAGTATGATGTCAACTATTTATTTACAATCTACTAAATCTCCAGTAGATAATAAGATGACACCTTTATCCTTTAATATTTTTATTTCACTTGTCCAATTATATCCTTCATCTTCGAAATCTTCATGATGGTAATAATGATGTACAACAGGTAAGTTCTCTCCTGAAAGTAATAACCTTGCCAGTTCATGTGTTGTCATTTTATCTCCTTACCAATCATTAAAATCTTCGATATTATTACTACCTGCCCCTTCTAAATCCCATTGTTCATGCCAATCATTGTATTCGGATAAAGAGCAGTAAGGTATAACATAACATTCTTCAACTACCCTAGGATAAAGATGCCAAGGGTTATACAGATACTCATGAACTACCCATTCAAAGTCCACACCCCAATCATACATTCTTGCTAGGGATTGTTGCTCTCTTTTATTATATTTCCTCTACGATATCATTCAACCTTTCTAAATCCCTACGTATATTTTTAAATAGTAATTCAATCTCACCTTTGTCGTATGTGTTTACTTTTAAGACATAGGAATAGTCATCTAAGTAATCTAATGATGCTTTTATCTCGGTTATATTCTCTTTAAGCTTATCTTCGTCCATGTTATTCTCCTAAACTGTTTTCAACTTCTCTGTCAATTCATCAATATACCGCATTACTACTTTCTTATCTTTTTGTGATTCATTTCCATATTCAAAATAATCATCTATTTGATTAACAGTTCTCAATACTAACATTGATAATTTTACATAGTCTGTTTTATCTTTGGATTCACAAGGGAATTCATAAGTTAAATCTCCACTATCAATGAATTCTTGCATCAGTTCTTCTGCTCGTTCTGCAGAACCTAGCTCACCCATTTTAGACGTAGCATCTAATGTGTCATCAATACCTGCTAGATATGCTAGTCGCATCAGTTCTAAAAATTCTTGTTTATTCATCGTTGTTCTCCTTCTCTCGTCTTATCCATATTACTAAAATAATCCTTACCATAAAAAGCTTCCATTAATGCTTCATATGCAAAGTTGGTATCGATCTCTTCACCACCTTCCAATTCTTCTTGATGGTAGGATTCTGCTAATTTACGAAGAGGGTCTAAATCTATTTCAGTGGTTATCTTCATGTTAATCTCCTTATAAAATAACTTCAAACAAACTGTTACTTATCACGGTAACATTCTCATCAACAGGATTGCCATATAAACAACGGCCTCTCTTGATAACTTTCAGGGACATTTTATTAAAAGTGTCGTGTGTTGCTTCTCCAACCACCACAGTGAGTATGCCATTTCTTTGCTGAGAGTATCCATATACTTTCCCAGCTTTGATGATATTATTTAATGCATCAGTAAAACCTCTTTTCATAGTCATATTATTTATTAAACCTTTCTTTTAATTTTAAAGAAAATATTGGCAATATTTTATCTGACAATAATCCTCCTTTAATCTGAATATCAAACATAGCTGATGGTGTACTATTAAGAGTTATTCTTGCTTCAAAAGAGGCTTCTGCCATTAATGTTACAGCACAAGGTAAGCCTTCTGCTAGCTGACATTTAAGGTCTTCTGCTGTAATTACTCCTTTGGAAATCATACTTGTAATAGCTTTGATGCTCCTGTTGGTCTCTGACTCTGATAGTCGTAATTTATCACCAGTTATATGTATTGAGTTAAATAAATCATTTATATCTTCTAATGACATACTGCTTATTTCATCTAAATATAATATCAGTTCTTCTTCTGAATAACGTTTCATAATTATCCCTCCATCATTTTTAATATAAAATCTTTAGTAATATCAGCGGAGGATTGTGTGTCGTCAAAGGATGTATTTCCAAACATGCCGATACATTCCATAGTATCTCTCATGGTCATAAGATCTTCTCCTAACCTACAAGAGACTTTCTTGTGTATTGTGATAAAAAGTTTTTGTATTTCATTTGGTCCCATGCTATTTCTCCTCTGTATTATAGGTATTTAAAGTATCACAGTGTTTGATCCATTGCAAACTTTTATTGAACCGGTCTGTATCTTTCTCTATTACAATTGAATTCCTACCCTCAAGATAACATGCCACAGCAACAGAGAAGCTCCCTGCAGTAAAGTCTAAGACAGTATCTCCTTCGTTAGTGTATGTTCTGATCATCTCACGTAAGAACCATAGAGGCTTCTGTGTACTATGCAATTTAATCTTTTGTTTATCACTTGGACCTTTCAACACATCGCGAGGATAACGGTCTGTTTGCCCACCTCCAGAGATACCTAACTCCGTTTTACCATACAACTCTCCATCTCCTGTATGTTTGGTATAAGAGTTAGCAGGTTTATGCCCCATAGTCTTCTGTGGGTTGTACACAGGAAGTTTATCATAAAATACCATACAGACTTCATGTGATTTCATTGGCATTTTCTTAGCATTAAGATGTCCAGTAGCTTGAGTCTTCTCCCAAACCCATTCGTATTTCAATTTACGTATATTAGATACAGCTAACACTTTATCAAAAGGTAATTGGCCCCACAAGAGAATAGGAGTTTGTTTTATTGTTATAGGAGATAACCAATTCCACATTTCAGGTAGGTTGATTGGTTGTTGGTCCCAATCCGATTGCGTAGTATTGTAAGGGAGATCAGTAAGGATCATACTAATAACTGGAAGGTCTTTCACGTCAAGGAAATCCCTGTTAATACAACGGTGCGTAGTGCCGTTGGGTTTTGTTATTGTAGTATCCTTAATCATTGGTACAGTACCAACCTAGTTTACCCAATTTAAAACTTCTCCAAACAATATCAGATAAGTTATCGGGATGATTAGGATCTTGGTTAACTCCGTCGATAATCATAGAAGTATCCTCTTCGTAGTCTTCCCAAAGTTTAGCCTCATTCCTTAGCCACATAAGATTAGGTCCCTCTTCTCTAACCGTATCAATAATATCGGTATCCATATTTGAAAATTCTTCTTCTAATACCTTGTAAGCTCTTTTGAATCTTTCATTGATTGTTGTCATAATTACTCCTTTTATTCTATAAAATCCCAAATCTCTTTAGGTTTATTGTGTACAATACCATTGGATGCACATCTAAGAGCTGCTGTCCATTGTTTAATATAACTATTAGAATATTTCCCGCCCTCTACCTGTTGTCTTTTCATATTTAAAATAGTACTAACAGCTGAGGTAGATATCTCCGCAAGTATTAATAGTAAAGAAAACAACTGATAAGCGCTAGGTCTTCTATTCCCTGTAAATTGTCCTGTTGCTCCTCTTAATATATCATCCACCCAAGGCTCTACGAATAGTCCATAAGACTCATAATCATACACCATATCAAAATCTTTAAGGATAGCCCTCGCCTCCATATTATCATACACAGCAACAGACCCTTTCTTTCGTGCCATAAAATTCTCCTCAAAATTATAAAAATAATAAAAGACACCTTAAGTATATTAAATAACATTAAACATACTAGTAAGTCAAGATATATTTTAAATATATTCTATGTACTTAGGTGAGTCCAAGAACGTAGTGATTGGTTAACGAACCTTAATAGTAAACTTACTCTAGAGTATACTTCTTATTAGAAAAGATCAATAAGAATGTTAGAGTTTTACGAAGTAAATTAATCAACTGAACGTAGAGAAGCTGAGTAAAACTCTTATAAATAAAGTACTAAGTAAATGAATATATTAAACTATAAATAAGATGATCGTTCGTACCTAACTACAACAATCTACTCATAACTACGTTATTCCTATATTGTGTTCATCTAAGTCTACAAGCTTACTACTAAGAATCACTAACATACTAACTGCACTTCGTTTGTTACCATGTTGTTCTTCTAATATGTTGTGTTGGTTACATAATATTATATATTGTTGGTTAACCTACCCACCATACCTTAAAATAACCTCATCCTCTAACTTCTCATTAATACTACCAACATAAAATTTAGTACCTATCACATCCATAAGCCAACCCATACCAAATAAACCTGCTGTGAATGTGTATATCAATCCTATAATAAAATGCCCTATACCAAAATTACTACCTTTACGGAAAGCAAGATAGTAATGGTGCCCTCCCCACATTCCAAGAACAAACCAAAGGAGATATGCTATCCACATAGTCTTACTTCCTTGATCAATCTCATGTCTAGCTAATATCCTATCATCAGGTGATAGTTTTAATAATTTCTGTAATGTTTCTGTTTTCATATCATACCTCGTTCATCGATAATATATCTAAATCAGATAATTTGTCAGATGAGATTATACTATCTGCAAGACTAGATAAGGCATCGTAAGCGTTGTCTGTAGCTAATAGTAAGTATCTTCCTTCCCCACTTGAAGACATCTTAGAAGTTAGCCACTTTGTTACTGTGTACCTAATAAAATAAGTTTTCATACCTTCTCCTCACCAACCCATCGGCGTGTGTAGTCTCCTACTACATAACCACTGATCAAACACCATACAACCCCCACGAATAACTCGGTATTACTTTCTATCACTAACACTCCCATGACTATGTTGAATATAACCAAGCATACTGCAGGGATAAGTTTAAAAAGGTTCATATTCTTTCTCCTATAAATTAAGTTAACAAGAGTATACCAGTGTAGAAGACAAATTGCAACAATAATAATACATAGTATCACTCTCCTTTTAATCCTTCCAAGTATGCCCACAATTTTTACATCTGTAATGATTATGAATATCATTTAAATGTTTCACATAAATAAGATTAGCGCCGAAAGTCTTTTTATTCTCAGGTGTCCATCCATAACTAGCAGCTGCTTTGTGCAACTTGGTAATGTCTTTATAATCTTCAACATCAGGATTACCTTCGAGTAACCCTTGCGGGATTTCTAACCCTACGAAGGTGATATTACAATTGTCGCAATTTGTTTTGGCGGTCATGTGTTTTCTCCTGTTAACAAGGATAACCTTCGTGTAAAGTGTTATCATTTTCATAAGTATAATAATGACCATTGTGGGAAGAACTCTCACAAAACCCATCTTCCCATTTATCCCAACCACAATCATGAAACATCCTCCAAGGATCTTCTGGATTGGCAAAATTTAAGTATGCTTCAAAATCTTCTTCAGTCTCAAAACCTTCATGATTTGGACATTGATAGATGTCACCTTTCTTGGTGAAACCATACCCATACTTTTCTTGGGCTGAGAGATTACCTTGACCAAAGTAATCATGATATAGTAGTTCAGCACCACACTCAGGACATTCCATGTTATTCCCCTTTTAATTGTGAATATAATTCATAGAGAATTTCTTCTGTCACATCAGGTTGTTCAAAAGCAGAGTAGTTCCAATCCCATCTACCATAACTGCCACATAATGTCCCGTTCTGTTTTATCAAGGGAATGTCCATCGCTTCATAAGATATATAACAGCCTTTAACTAAAGATATTAAACTTTTCTTGTCTAGTTCTACTAACATAACCTTTCTCCTTTAAATACTAATATGTTTAATCACATGCCCTATTGGAACAATAATAGTTTGTTTACTATACTTACAAGTTTCCTTGGGCTTGGTGCTCCCAGTTTTCCAGATACCAAATAAATCAACATAATGAGAAGTAGAAACACAATCAAAAGTTTGTATAAATTTACCTTTGGTTTTAAGAGAAGCATCTTCTTGTATGTAAACTTTGTGGTTCCCTTTGAAATCCAAATATAAACCTTTTGAGATTTCTTCTCTGAGCAAGTATGTTGTACTTTCACCGAAAGACCCACCACCCATACCTAAAAAGAAATGTATACTTCCATCTAGTGTTTGGTAAGGTGGAGCCGAAGAAACGATGATTCTTGATTGCTCCTTATAAGTATAAGCCCCTTCCTTGACCTCTACCGAGATACCAAACAGATACAGTAAGATAACTGCAGTACAGATAGGCCTAATCCCTCTTACCTCTATACAGACAAAACCCACTACAGCAGGAAAAAAACAAACAAAAACATAAATAATGCGTTATGGTACCCGCTAAACTCCGACATAATTTTCTCCTTCATAAATATGTTTTGGTAAGATACCCTTAACTTTCACAAACTCAATGTAGTCAGAGAAACCTTGTTCCCAATTACCCCACCTGTAGTCCGTTATAAGCATTTCTTCGTCTAAGTAATAGGATAGAGAGGCTACAGTGTTATAAGTGTCTTCACGTTCCTTGTACAGCCTCTCAGCGTCTATTACTCCTTGTAGGTATGTAGGTCTTTTCATCAGTATTCCAATTCGTTAAGGTGGATAAACAATATATTAGATACAGTAGGATGTCAAACTTTATTTTAGGGAAAGGTTAGGTGTGTGGTATAATTAGGAAATAGAAAGGGGAAAATAATGGCTGCTTTGAAATTGGCGAAGAACGGGATGCAGGGGTTGAAGAATTTGAGGAAGAGATTGGAAGCACTAAACAAAGCTGAGTTCTCTGTGGGATATTATCCCGAAAATGGTATCCACTCTACGAGTGGGCTATCTTATGCGGGACTCTTTGCGATTCAATCATTTGGAGCACCAAGTGTTAAAATCCCACCAAGACCTATACTCGACTTGGAGTTTCAACTTTTCAATCCAATAAGAACTAATAAGAAACTTAAGAAATTGTTAACCAAGTATCTTTCTGGTATCAATAAGAAAAACCCTCCCGTGAAGTTGAGTGTATTGCTAGAAGATATTGCTGGTGATTATGTTCAGAAGGTTAGGCAAGGTTTTGGCGATACATCAAAACTAAAATCTAATAGCGACTTCACTCAGAGGATGAAGGAAATAGCAGGTGTTAAGGGGAATAATCCTTTAGTGTGGACGGGCGATCTGAGGGATAATTTGAGCTATAGTGTAAGTACGAGTGAAGGGATAATTACTCCGAGTTAGTGGTAACAAAACTCTTGAATATACATGGACATTGTGGTATACTCTAATATATAACGTCTAAGCTAAAATTATAGGAGGTCATTGTGGCACTTGGCTTTACCTTATTAGATGATGACCAACTTTTCAAAGAAACTACTGTCGTATTGGGTCAGTGGATAAACCGTCAGTATGTTGAAAGCCCCGTATCCAGTATAGATTCATTTGATGGCATCTGGGAACCCTTTAATGAGGGGGAGTCTTCTCTAAATCTTCCAACTGGAATAAGTAGCACAGATGCCATAACCCTGTTTACAAATGATGTATTGAGGGTAGCTAATGATATAGCGGGTAACGTGTCAGATCGCCAAATAATATTCCTCGAAGATCCAGCAGTCATTACAACAACGATTCCATACGTGGTGATGGATAAAGCCTTTTGGAAAGGAAATTCAGCTTTCTCATTCGTATCTGAATATACCGAGTATTTATGTATCCGAGAGGAAAAAATATAGGAGTGTCTTATGGCATGGGACTTTGATTCAGATGCTGTTTTAGTAAAACTTGGTGATATAATTGAAACCATGGTTGGTCCCAGATTATCATTCTTACCAAAACCAGACGGCACCCCGTCAATAGCAAGATCGGTAATAATTGACAATCAATCTGGCCCACAACCACCACTACCTTTCATCACACTTTCTTATGAAGGGAGTAATGATGATGAAGGATTTATTTTGGATACCGGAGTTATCGACACAGATCCTCCTAATTTAGTGTTCGCTTCATTCTGGGATAAATTTACAGTATTCGGCATCACGATAAGGTGTGAAGGTGATGACTCCGAATCGATTCTAAGATCTATTAGAAAACAACTCCTCCTAGAAAGACATCGTAAGACATTAAGAGATGATGTATTTTCAAGCGTTCAATTGATAAATACTGTACGAAGAACACCCGACTTACTTAGTAAAGATTACCGAGAGGTTGGTAGTTTTCTTTTAACAATGAATACTATAGATAGACTGATCGATACCGATACAGGGGTTTTCGACACGGTTGAATATGAGCAGACTACAAAGAGAATTTCAGATGAAGATCCAAACCCGATAGTGAAAACTGGATCTGTAGGTCCTGTAACTCCATGATAATAAAAACCGCTATAATAGCGGTTTTTATTTGTTTTAGGAATACTTATTAGATAAACCTCCCAATACTGACTCTGCTATATAATGGACATTATTTATATCCTGTTCTGATAATAGAAATAAATCTTTAACTATATCCGAATCTATAATATCTAAATCAAAACATTCCCCTTCTCCCGCAAAAGTCATTTCAGGGAGGTAAGCATGTTTTTCAAGAAGGTCTTGAGTCTCCTGCTCAGTATCATACACGACCTGATGCCTGCTTTTGAACAATGCTATAGGAAATACAGTATACTCGTTAGGGAATTCATTGTACCTCCTAGAGGGGTTAAAAGACCTTCCTATCTTCAAAAAGTACTCACCGTCTTTATAGAATAGTATCAAATACAAATAGTCATCTTCATCAACCCTTTCAGGATAAAATCCCCAATCTTGAGAAGATTTAGAACAACGATAACACCTATGACCAGAATTTATATAATTGTTTACTTTAGAACGACAAGGATGTCCTTTAGGACAAGTCCATTCAAACCTAGACATACTACCTAAATACTTCCCAAACCACTGGTCGAATACCCCTGAATTTTCTGATTCCATAATGCTTTGTATTTTGAATTGCCTTTGCTCCAAGGTAAAACGTCCCACTTTACTACATCTACACGGAAGTTTACCTTCCAAGAAGTGACCAACAGTTGCAGTAAATACCCCACTACATACCCCAGCCTTGACGTATTCGTCCTCGGAGCAGACACCACAGTACATATCCCAATAGTTACAATGTCCATTAAGACTTTTCTTAGTTAAATTTTTACTAAACGTAGTCCCTTCAGGGTAGTTATTATTATTCATAAAACTAGTTACGTAAAACTTATCAGGTTTAGTTTTAATGCGACCAATTAAATTTGCCTTACATTTAGGACAACCCCTATTTTGAAATAAAGCATCAATGGTCGTGGAGGTCCACAAGTTACCATCAATTTCACAGAATAACTTTAATTTAGTTCTTTTGTGCTTCCAATCCCCATAAAAACCTTTAAATACCATTTTTCTTTTTATACACTCCCTCTTAATACGTATTTTATACTGAGCCTTACTCCACATAACTGCCTTGGAACAACCGCAAGGTATAACCCCTCTTTCCAAAGAACCTTTTGTGCTTGTGATGTTATCAGGGAAAAGCTCTGTATCTTTACTGCATACATTACACTCAATTCGATATTTTGTACTAACTCCCTTTACTTTTGGGATTTTAGATACTACAGTCAGGGTACTTCCTTTAGGAGTAGTAAAAGTTCTCCCTATAAAATCATCTACAGTTTCTTTACACATACCCCAACCTCATAGCCTAACTCATTTAAATAACCTTCAATAGCAGCTTCACTTACACCCTTTCCCTCTTGTTTTAATACTATATACAATTGCGCCCTATTAAATGTCCCTTCCATTTCTGTATACGTCCAATTATGATTTTTCTTAATTGCAATCAAAGCCTCACAAAGTTTTTTCTTTATACTCACACTTACTCCTTAGTTTTATGCCCTAACTAAATTATACTATTAATTCTAGTATAAGTCAAACATATTAAGTCCTTGAGTCCTCTTTAAATTTGTGTTATACTTACACTAAGATGAGTATGCCTTGCAGGTTATCTAATTGCAACATACAGTAACCATACAAAAATAATATTGTCGTATATATCTACAAGGAATTATCATGCCTTTTACCCCAGTAGTTCAAAGTACCATAACTCGCCAAACAACGAGTGTATCAGGTACCACGTTTGACACCCCGATCTTCGCGGCAACACACATGTATTTCCCTGAGATCTCACGAGTGAGATCCTACAATTCGTGGGATGATGTTAAGGACGATACGGACGTAGTTGTTAATAGTCCCAGCTATCTAGCCCTTCGTCTGTCTTTTTCTCAGTCACCTGCACCTTCTACTATATTTTTAGGTAGACGCAAAGCGGATGACGTAACTCTTACGCCATCCCCTGTCAGTAATCTAGCCACTTATAGCGTAACATTAGCTGTTACTGAGGATATCCCAGCTACTACTGTCACTACAGTCAGCTCCGTTGTCTCCGATGCCGACGCTACAGCTGTAGAAATAAGTGCGGCACTAGCTCTCGATATGATAACAACTAATCCTGTAGCTGATGTAACTGTTACAGACGAAACCGGCTCAATTAAAGTTGTTCCAGATTCGGGTTTCTCTATTCAGATTAAGAGCCTTACCAAACTGGTAGACACGTATACCACAACTGAAACAGCATCAGCATTACTAACAGCTATCCAAGCTGAAAACGATGACTGGTATTTCATGTGTGCCGAAGATCATACTGAGACATTCCAGCTCGCTATGGCAGCATCTATTGAAGCCACAGCAAGCAGTGACTTCCCTAAAATGTACTTCACTAGTACACAAGATGCCAATGTATTAGTTACTCTGCCTGATCCAGCCGTTGAAATCATCGGTAAACTTAAAGCACTAAATTATGTACGTACAGTGGCAGATTGGCATGATAATGCAGATATTTTATTCCCAGAGATGGGTGATGTAGGATTTAATGGTTCATTTGCCCCCGGTACAACTACTTGGAAATTCATGCAAGTTGTGGGAGTTACAGCAGCAGCTGATCCTGTGACAGGAAAAACACTATCAACCCCCAAACAAGGCTTCATCGATGACCGTAATGGTGGTTGGATGGGCATTGAACGTGGCGTTAATTTCTACCATGAAGGTAAGACTGTTGGCGGCGAGTTCATTGATATCACGCGAGCTGTAGATTTCTTGAATGATGAAATTGAAAAAGGTTTATTGAATCTGTTGCTTAATCAGAAAGGGGGTAAGATCCCCTATACTAATGCTGGGACCTCTTTAATAAGAAGCACCGTTGATACCGTTTTAGACGCCGCCGTATTATCTGGTATCTTATCAGGGTATACCCCAACCACAATACCTGATACAGGGGATATCGCATTTGCTGATAAGGTTGCACGTATCTTGAAAGATGTTAAGTGGGTTGGGTTCTTGGCAGGTGCTGTACATAGCATCATTGTTGATGGAAATCTCACCTTCGAAGAAGATGTTTTGGTTTAATAAGGAAAATATAATATGTCATTACCTACTTATGAATCGGGAAACGTCACAGTTACCTGGTTCACAGAAGATTTAAGCAGTGGTTGGGCGGAAGATACCTTCTTGACAATCGAACCACTAGAAGCACGTAATAGTACCACCTTCGGTGCAGATGGTCAAATGGCTGTCAGTAAGATGGCTAATCGTGGTGCAACTATCACCATGACTTTCCAGCAGACAGCACAAGTTAATAAGAATTTAGCTAATATATACGCTGTACAGGATAAAATTGGCGGCGCAATACCTTTTGCCCCTTTCACTGTTATAGATAATACAGGTGGCTCTACCCATTTTGTTGCTCTTAACGCTGTACTAACAGAAGTACCTACTCAAACTTTCGGCAATACCATTGGAGAGAAGACTTGGGTATGGGTGTGTGAATCTTATTTACAAGCTGAAGATCCTGCTACTATCACGGCGGCACTATCTGAATACCTGAATATAGGTTAATCATTTAACAGAAAGATATTTAGGGAGGCTAACAAGAGGCAGGAGATAGCTTTTTGTTAGCCTTTTTGTTTTAACGAGGAGAGAGAAATGAAATATAGTACAGTTATGATCAGTAAGGTCATCAAAGGTATTGATGGCACAGAACGTTTGTACAAAGCACGTAAGATGTCGTCCATGACAGTCGCTAAAGAGGGGTTTAAGCTGTTAAAATCAATCACCCCTAGCATAGGGGCTGGTGTAGACAGTATGGTGGCACAACAGACTCGGGAGAGCTTATTCGAGGATGGGCAAGCCCACACCTTCGGTGCAATGATGCAATTACTCTCAGAGAATATTTCAGATGAGCACTTTGAAGATTTATCTATGAGATTATTGGGTAGCCTAATGCTCGGTGATGATGAAATCAAAGATTTAGATAAACACTTCGATGAATTTTCAGGGGATTTTATAGAAATTCTTTGGTGGTTAGGTAAGGAAAACTTTGCAAATTTTATAATGGGGAGCGGTACGTTAGTCTCTTTGATGAGTCAGCTAACAGACCTGATGAGTCCGACAATGAAAGACGCAATAGAGAGTGTCAAGAACTCACTAAGCACCGCTTCCAGCACAGAGTAATAAAACATGCTGAAAAGAAAAGACCAGAATTCGTAATTGATAACTGGTTTTTTATGATTTACAACAGTGAATTCTGCAATGAATCTATGAAGACCTTGGAAGAAGATATGAGTTTTGAGCAGTTTGCTGATCTATCTGACAAGGTTATGTACTATATGGATTTGAAGCAAGCCGCAGAAGAAGACTCTAAAACAGAACAAGCAAGACAAGATGCCATAAATAAAGTAAGACCAAGAGGATAATATCTAATGGCAGAAGAAATCACTAAGTATACGGTCTCGGTAAGCTTTGATTCAGCCTTGAAAAAGTTGGGTAATTTTGAAAAAAAGATGACTAACTTGAATAAAAAACAGGAAAGTAGTCTTAAGAAACAAATAAGCTTACAAAGACAATTAAATAGTTTATCGGCAATAACTAGAGGAAGGGGCGGCTTAACCGGTGGCGGTGCCAGAAGAGCTGCAATACCTTCTCAGAAAGCAACTATCAAAGCCTCTAAAACAGCTTTCGCTGATATGTTACGTAAAGAAGATGCTGCAATAAAGGCTGATTCTAAAGCAAGACAGAAATTAGCAAAGAGTAGGTTCAAAGGACAGATACAAGGACTTGGCCCTACAGGGACTGCAGGGAAAGCCTCTCAAACAGCTTTTGCAGATATGCTTAGGCAAGAGGAAAAAGCTGAACAAATCTCTAAGAGAAGGGCAGCTAATTTAGAAAGGGCAGTAAAGGCTGTAAAACGTACAGCTCTTTGGCAAGATAAAGTCACTACTAAAGCGGAAAAGGAAGCTAAAGCGAGACTAGTATCTAGTATAAGAGCAGCCAAGACCGCTGATGAAGTAAGAAATATAGTAGCTAGCGAACGTCAACGCCTACGAGAGATGAAACGCCAAGAAAGAAGTTTGCGCAAGCAGAGTTTTATCTTACAACGGATGAAATCTTCTAGTAAGCAATTAGCTGGAAACATGGTTAGTGCTTTTGCTATTGGTGCTGTAGGTGTTGGTATTGTCAGAACAGGACAACAATTTGAAGCGGTAAGAAACACTATGCTGGCAGTTAGTGATACTAGTGAAGATGCTGCTGATAATTTTAAATTTGTAAGAAACGAAGCTTTTAGATTGGGACTAGGTTTAAGTCAAAGTGCTAAAGGTTTTGCTAAAATGATAGCTGCTCAAGGAGAGTTGTCAAAACAGGATATAAGAAAGATATTCATAGGAGTGTCAGAGTTAGGGACTGTATTGGGGCTTACAGCGGAAGAGGCAGGTAGAGCTACAAATGCTATTACTCAGATGTTATCAAAAGGCAAAATCTCGGCAGAAGAATTGCGTCTACAACTTGGCGAAGTATTGCCATCTGCTATACAAGATATGGCAAGAGCCGCGCAAAGAGCAGGTAAAATTGATAAAGCTTTGGGGCTTAATGAAGCAACAGCTGCTATGTTTAAATTACAAGAGCAAGGTAAGCTAATCTCCTCAGAGATACTCCCAGCTTTTGGTCAGATACTTTCAGAATCAGCCAGTAAAGGTTTAGCAGGAGCATTAAAATCTAACCGAGTAGCAATGAATAGGTTTGTTTTCAGTATGCAGGAAGCCGCCGATATAATTTTCAAAGGAGGCCTAGCCACTGGACTAACAGAGTTCTTTAATACCACAGCAAAATCAACCGTAGAGCTGAAGGAATTGTGGCAAGGCTTAGGAAAAGTATTTGGTGCCGTATTTAGAATAATAGCAGCGGGTGTTAGACTAATAACCCCGACTCTTATAGCATTAGGTAGTATAGTTAACGGACTTGCAGATGCCTATGGTGAAGTTGGTGCAGCAGCTATACTAATATTCAACCCTTTTATGTTAGGGCTGATCCATAACTTCGGTATAGGTATACTCAGAATAATGGCTCCTGTTTTAGCAATAGCTGCAGGATTTAGAGAAGCTGCATTTTGGGCAGAGGAATTAATGAACTTATTCGTTACAAGGGATAAGGTTGGCATTCTTTTTGATCCAAGAAAACAAGCAGACGAACAAAACGCTGCGACTAGGGCAGCTCAGTTTGGAGCACAACAGTTCGAAACAGGTACATTAAGCGGTTTGTTAACCTCAGCGGTATTACTACCAGCCATTATTGCTAGAAAAATAGGTACTGATAAACTGTTTGGTGGAGGAAGTGCAGCGGCCAATCCTTTCAAAGGTGGTGCCACCCCAAGCACACAGGTCAATGTTGAGCTTAAGCTAGACAGTGAAACTGTGGCAAAACAAGTAGTAAAGACCTCTCAGTTTGAATCTGGTGTCATTGATCAAATAGCTCCGCTACTTGAATAATATTAATAAGGATAGGATATGTCTGTAGTCTTTTTGTTGGACAAAGAATCCAATATATTAACTTTTGATGCTGTAACTCAAGTAGAGGTTAGCAGGACTGCAGCCTTAACTAAAAATACGGTTCAATCAGGTAAAGTTTTAACTGACAATTATCATTCAGAAAAACCTATTATATCATTTTCTGGGTTAGTCACAAGTTCTAAACTAAGAAATATAGCACCTACCCCTGAAGTCTTTATTCGTTTAATGGACAAACTTATAGATACTAAAGAGGTATTTACTCTATACGGGGATGGGGTTATTCCTGATTTTGATAAGTGTTTTATAACCAGTTTCTCTTATGTCAAAGGACTGTCCAATCTAGACTCGTTAGAGTGCGCTATAGCTATACAACAGGTTGATATAGGAGAGAAGGCCAAATTAGATGTTATAGCTCCTACAAAAGCTACTGGAGGCCAACTAGCATCTACATCGGATACTGGTACAGGTAGTAAGACTGAAGCCAGTACCACTACTGTAGATGGATTCGCATTAACACAATTAGCATTAAGAGAAAGGAGTCTTTAATAATGGCATCCATATTAAACACAAACAATGCATTAAATAATCAAATACAAGATTTCCAGATAGAAGGTATCACATATCGGATAAATACCTATTGGAATGTAAGGTCTGGTTGGTATGTAAGTATATTTGACCAAGATGGGATAGATATTTTAACTGGACTATTATGTGTTCCAGATTATAATTTAACTTGGAGATATTCTAGAGCTGGAGGGCTATTCCCCGGTGATTTGTGGGTTATAGATAATGAGCCAACAAAAGGGGAGCCTGTGATAAATCAAGGTGATTTCGGGGATGGTAAGAGATTCCAATTAATTTATTTCACACAAACAGAGATGAATGATGGTGATTTCAATCCAAGGTCTTAATGATACGTTGTTTACTATATTGATTTACTGTGCTATAATAGAGCTAAGACATTAGCGAGGTTTATAAAAATAATGGAAAATATTAACTTCGGACGCAGCTATAAGATTACCTTCGGGAAACCAGAGATACAAACCTCCGCTTATATAACACAGGGCGCTGTGGTTGGTAAACTTCCTGCTCCAGATATTGAACATTCAGCTGTTACTATCCCTGCTGGTGATATAGTAAGTATAAGTAATTTAATCTCTGAAGGTAATGACCAAAGGGGATTTTTCTTTAAGTTCAATTCTATCAGGGGCGCATCTTCCTCTTCATCTAAAAAAGAAAGAACCACATTATCTCTTTATAATCTTAATGATGAAAGTATTGGTATTTTACACCAAGAGGGTGTGAGAGTAATAATAGAGGCTGGGTACGATGATGTAACCAATGTTGTGTATGCTGGCGAAGTTGTTTCTATTTTACCAAAAACAGAAGGTCAGGATCAGATACAATTCATCACATTAAAAGATGGCTATTCCGATATAAAAAATACAAGGGTTAGTTTAGATATAGACGAAAGCCTGAGCGCGGAAGATGCGTTAAAAGCATTAGTATCTACCTTCCCTACAGCCTCCATTGGAAATTTCTCATCAGAAACTTTGAAGAATACTTTTATCACAGGTGGATTTAACTTCTATGGTAGGACAGAACTCCTTATTAATAAATTCTGCGAGAGATATGGACTTGTCTGGTCAAGATTTAATGGAGTTATCTCTGTAACAGAAGAACAACTTGTCCAAGGAACACCTAGTTATTTATTAGCTGAAAGAAATACTTTTACTATCGATGCAGACAATATTAAGAATATTGATGCTTCGACATCAAATAAAGGTAAACTCTCTGATCAAAAGAATGTGAAACGAGGGGTAACATTATATACCTTCTTACTTCCCATAAGATTAGACCAATTTTTTACTGTTCCAGAAGAAGCAAGCAAAGAGTTTGCAGGGACATATAAGATAACATCTATAGGGACTAACCTAGATAGTAGATTAGGTCCGTGGGATACTGTCTTAAAAGGAGAACCTTTATAGTGACTAGTCAAAAAAGATCCTTAGATATAGGAATACCCTCAGTCCCCCAGTTGATCCAATCAGCTATTACAGAGTTCACAAAAGAAGATTTATATATAGGTATACCCGTAAAGGTAACGGATGTTTCTGAATATGAAAGTAAGCAAGTTGTTTCTGTACAACCCCTTATAAATGATACGTATAAAGATGGAATCACTCTCACTGCACCAACATTAAGGTCTATATTTGTTAAGTTACCTAGTGGAGGTGGTTTTGCTATAAAACTCCCTATAGCTGTTGGAGATTTAGCTACATTACATTATTCTCACAGGGACATATCAACTTTTTTAGATGGCACAGGAAGCCCAGTAAACAACCCTATAGAGCGTTCTATTGATATAAAAGACTGTTGGGTGACTCATGGCTTCGGTACGAGAAGTAATCATCAAAACCCCAGTGTGACAGACCTTATAATAAAGGGGCCGAATACTACAATTACGATAACCCCAGATGGAATTCTAACAGCAGAAACATCTGGGCAATCAACCATTAAATCTTCTAAACATATTATTGATGCGCCAGAAACAGAGATTACAGGGACATTGAAAGTTATAGGGGATGTTACCAATTTGGCAAATGTCGCCACAACAGGAACCACAACATCTGGTGTAATAGAAGCATCTACTTCTTTGAAGATAAATAATGTAGAAGTTAAAGATCATGTACATGGTGGTGTTACTTCTGGTGGATCAAATACTGCACCACTGCAATAAGGAAAAATAAATGGCTGATTTTAAGCTTGATACCTTAACTGGGGATTTAGATCTTGGCGTAAATAATGCCATAGGATTACAACTCCACACAAACTTCGGGGATGAAGCTGCACAAAGAATCAATCAAGCATTGAATATAAATATAGCAGAGTGGTTTGCAAATTCATTAGCTGGCATCCCTCTGATCGAGAATATAGAAGAAGGTATAGGGCAAGGACTTAGATACTTCCTAGGAGATAAGAATCCTAATACCCCTCAATTTATATTCTCTTCATTGAATAAATATATAACAGACTTAACTATTGTAACGAATTTTGTATCCTCCTCTTTTACATTTGATAACAAGACAAGAAAATTTAATTATACATTTACCGTAATAGTTACTAGCGGAGAAGAAATATCCTTCCCTTCGTTAATCATAGAAATTTAAAGGAATTATAAGATGGGAAGAAAATTAACAGATCTACCTGCGGTCAATATAGTAGCTGATACAGATAAGATGCTGATGCGCCAAGGTGCTACATCTAAGCAAGTTGATTTCTCTAAGATTGTAGACAGATTAGATACTTCTTATACTAGATATGTAGATACTCTTGCAGATGCAATAGCCGATACTACAGCTAAAGTAGGGATGGTTTATATTGTTAAAGAACACACTGCAGGTAATGGTGGAGGTGCAGTTTGGGATGTTATAACAAAGGGAACAACAGTTGATGTTGATCTACCTAATACATTTGACATTGCAGCTTCGACTGGAGATTTAACATTAGCTTTAAAATTGCGAGTGGAGTATTTTATTAACCCATCAATGATAGGAGGGGTTGCTTATAGAGGATTGAGGTCAGGCGAACCTTCAAGTATCACGCAAATAAATAGAGCATATCAGATTTCTTTTAATGAAGGCGTTCCGTTAACATTTGGAGGTCTTAATAATAAATTTTTCGTAGATGACGAATTTAAAATTAACCATAATTTCTTTAAATTTGATGGTGGCATTCTTGAGTGCCTTCCTACTTACACCGGAGTAGTATTACGGCTGGGTACTTTAGATCCCTTGGAAGCTATTGACGACAGTGTTGGCGGTAGTTTAAAATTTCAGACTACGTTAGAAAATGATGCTACAAAAACACGAGCGGAAAAAGAAGGAAATTATATAGGAGTATTGCACGACACTGCCAAAAGACCAGTATTCAATGTTCATCTGGATTCACTCTTTATAATGAGGCCAGATGTCGCGCTTCAATGGGATGGTGGTGATGGCTCTGGAAACGACTTTTCAACTACTGTTATTTACAATAATTTAAGCATTCTTGGTTATAAGACAGGCATTCAGGTATTGGCTACAGCTGGTATCGTCGGCGAAAATCAATTAAATAATTGTGTATTCTTAAATCAAAGAACAACGCCGGGAGCTAAGCTTTTTGATATAAGAAAAGGCACTAGTTTTATGGTTAACGATTGCTACCATTGGAATGATGGCGATCAAACATTCCAGTTATTCGACATAACAGTAGCGTCTAGAATGGCAGTTATATCTATCAATGGTGGTTATTGGGAAGCGGATGCCAACGCTTTTATAAACTCTCAGGTTGCAATTAATGGTAATCTAAAAATAACGAGCAAGCCGGGAAGTACTCCTTCTGCACAAAGTATTATATTTCAACCAAATGTTACGAGTGGACAGGTTGATAACCTGATTGCTAGTGAATTTGCATACTGGATTAAAATCGGAGGCGCAACTGTTAGCTCTCCAGTGAGCTACTTTCAAGGCCGACCTATGAGCACTCTGAATGGTATAATACGCTACGACATAGGGGCAGAATTTAGATTTGCAGAATCAAAAGGCTTTACATTTAGTTGTTGGATGGAACCGGACACAGCGTCAACAGCTTCAATAGATATCCAGATAACCTATGGAGACGCAACATCAGATACGTTCAGCTCTGGTTTTGCAATATCAAACGGAGTTCCTCAATTAATCGGCGTAGACGTTACACCTACAGGACTAGATGCGGGAAAAGTCCCAACTCGAATTTTGGTAACAGTAAGTTCAGGGTCAGGAACTTCACTAATTGGTATACCAGTGATTTCGCTAACACCTTTGATGCCACTTTATAATGTTCCTCTTGCAGAAAATGGTTTGCCGAAACTTTTTTATAACACATTTGCTGATGGAGATGCCACGCCAAAGATCAGAGATAGTTACTGGCACGAAACGGCCAATACTTCAGCGACAACATTAACTGATTTTGATGACGGATTTGTCGGCCAGGAAATTTACATAAAAGTTAAAGACGCTAATACTAGCATTGACTTAACTAGTGCAGGTAATATTAGAGGCAACAATCCTACTGGAGGAATATCTGTTTTTCCTTTAGGATTGTCGGATGTTATTAAATGTGAAAAAGATATCGAGGGGCGATGGTATTGCAATATAATGCGCGGCGCTGGATTATAACTCAAACAAAGTTCCCATAAGGGTTTAAAATATAAGATATAGACGAGGAAAATCATGAGTAGTGGCGTTAACCCAACAGGCTTTACCCCTAAAACCTTCCAAGAATTGTTAGACGATATCACAACAAGAGCTAACGATCCAGCATTCTTTGGAGTAGAATTTCCTACAACACCAGATTCTGTTTTTGGGATATTAGCTAGTGTTATGGCATCCCAATTTAAAGATCAATGGGACCTATCATCTAATGTAGCAGACCAGCAAAACAGGGATAAAGCAGAAGGTAAGTTTCTAGATGACTTAGCAGCTCTTGTAGGCCTCACTAGGCTACTTTCCGTAGGAAGTAATGGTGACCTATTATTTACAGGAACACAAGGCACTACAGTCCCTGTACAGACCCCTGTGCAAGACTCAGACGGTGGATCAGTCCTCACACAGAACGTTTTAACGCTTAACAGAGCATTGTGTTATAATTCAACTTTCTCTGTTAAAAATTTACTTAATAACCAGCTCTATACATTAAATATTGAATCTGATGTATGGCAAATAACTTCTGATGCTTCTGCTACTAAATTAGAAATAGCATCCTCGTTTGTGACATTGATTGGTGCTCAGGATGATTACACAGCAACTTTAGGTACTGATCCAGAGACTGTCTTAATCACATTAAACACTTTCAATAACATTCTTACTACAACTAACGACTTAAACCTAAATTTAGATTCTGTTTCAAATCTTACTAATGCAGTTGCAATAGAACTTGGGCCATTACAGTTCTTAGCGAACACCCTTACTAATCTGTTATCCACTCTTCCCAACATTTCAGCTGTAACTAATCTATCTGATTTTTCTTTAGGCAGATTAGAAGAGACAGACTCAGAACTTAGAACAAGGATGGCTTTAAGGGAACAGAGTACGGGGACAGCCACCAAGCCTTCTATAGAAGCCAGTATTAGCGAGTTATCTGGCGTTGGAAGTACATTGGTAGTAGAGAACGTCACATTCTTTGTAGACGGTGATGGCAGGCCTCCTAAGAGCTACGAGGTGTTTGTAGAAGGTGGTTCAGAAGATGATATAGCTGAGGAAGTTTTTAGAACAAAACCAGCAGGCATGGAAACAGACGGCGATATCACCAAGATAGTTATCGATCTGAATGGAGATCAACAAGCAGTTAAATTCTCTAGATTCCTCATTAAATTTGCACATATCCGAATTACTTACATTATAAATGTAGAAGAGGTGTTCCCCTCTAATGGAGAAGACCTTATAAAGCAAGCTGTGGTTGAAACAGGGAATGCGTTAAAACGAGGGGAAGACCTTGAACCAACTAAATTCTTTGGTAACATATACGACAAAGTAGAAGGAGTATTTGTTACACTTATAGAAGTTGCTATAACCAATTTAGCAGGAGACACCCCTACTTTTCAAAGCACAAGAATTCCTGTAGCCAATACCACTGATCTTGATTTTAATGTCAGCAGAGTACTTGTATCAACATAAGGATTTATAATGTTACCTGTAGAAATAAATCAGATTGATAAAGGTATTGACAGAGTAATAACAGTACTCAAGGAAAAGGAAAATTTCAAGAAGCTGTTAGAGATATTTACCACTGAAACACAGGAATTAGAAGAACAAAATATCCTTCTAGCCGATCAGAAGAATATCGCAATAGCAGAAGGGGAATGGCTTAATTTTATAGGTCTGATAGTTGGTGAGGACAGACAGGGTAAGAATGATGTAGATTATAGATCAGCAATAAATACTAGAATTGGTATTAATACTTCTGATGCCACCCCAAATAATATCATATCACTCACCAAACAGCATACAGGTTCTTCTAGTTCAAAGATAATAGAGTATTACCCAGCATCATTTTTTTCTGTGGTAACAGGAAGCGTAGGATTAGACACAGGATTATTTGATCTTGTGCAAGGAACTAAACCAGCTGGCGTTAGTGCTGAGGTAGTTAGTAATTTAGGCGGAACCAGATTCCTACCAGCATGGCTTAATTCAGCATCACAAACAACAGTAGAAGATGATTTTCTATTAGATGCTGGTGATGAACTTCTTTTTGATGATGGATTAGATCCTCTTGATTTCTTAGAAATATTAATAGCCCCTGAAGATATTTTCGCTACAGACCCTGATTTGGCTATATTAGCTTGGATAGAAGAAACCCCTTTTGAAGTAAATAATGCAGGAAATATAGAGCCTTTAGATTTATCTGTAGGCGGTACTTTAACAGTAGTTACAGTAACACCACCAGTAATTCCTCAAGGATTGCTTGCCCAAGTAATAACACAAGATACCATAGCCTTGTAGGGCTTTATAGGAGATAAACACATGGCATTTAGAGATGATTTAAGAATATGGGCAACGACTTTAGATATAGACGTAGTAACAAACACCCCTCAAAGATTAACATTAAGTGACGATTTGTGGGATAAAGGTTGGTTAAGAGATAATCCTGTAGCAGCACAACATATTAATGAATTATTTTTTATAATTACGGGTGCATTAAAAGATGAAACCTTAGTACCAGCTAATAATTTAAGCGATGTAACTAATGCTGCGACAGCTAGAACTAATCTAGATACTTATACTAAATCTCTTAATTTATCAGATATACCAAATGCTGCAACTGCAAGAACAAATCTAGGAGTTAATACTTTAACAGAAGTGCTAGAGGCTGTCTACCCTGTAGGATCTATTTACACTGTCACAGGTACTGCTATTAATCCCGGAACATTATTAGGGATTGGCACATGGACAGCGTTTGGTGAAGGTAGGGTATTAATTGGTGTTGGTACAGGTACTGTTGATGCTAATGGAGACGCTTTAACTGTAACAGATGGCGCAACAGCTGGTGAGGTAAATCATACACTCACCGAAGCAGAGATGCCATCACATACTCATCCTCAAAATGGTAGCGCGGATACCGGGGCAAATTTTGGGTATCAAATGGATTCAAATAATACAGCAGCAAATCCATCTACTAATGTGATTACTTCAGCTACAGGCGGGGATGCTGCACATAATAATACCCAAGCATATATTGGTGTTTTCATGTATAGGCGTATATCTTAAATATAAACAACTTACATATAATCTAAATAATATTTCATAGAAAATAATAACAATAAGAAGTGATGGATCATGGGCAATATTGAGATTAGTGCATTAATAAAATATCTTTGGGCAGCTTTCATACCAGTAGCGATGAAGGGTTGGGCGATTATAGATACAAGATTTACAGATACAGAAAAACGAGTGGAAAGTTTAGTAAAAGATCAATCAGAGATTAAAACTTCTGTCAGAGTATTGATAGAGCGATCAGAGAATCAAGAAAAAACATTACAACGTATAGAAGAATTGCTAATGAAACATTTATTAGCAGAAAGAAAAGATAAATAAAAAGGTAATATTATGGCGCAAGGCGATCTAACAATTTTTGATGAGGCAAAGCTTGCTCTCCTCAATGGAACACATGATTTAGATACACATGTTATCAAGGTGATGTTTATTAGCAACGCCGTGGTACCTACCGCAGCTGATACAACACCAGCTAAAGCAGATTACACAGAAGTATCTGGTGGCAACTTTGTCGCTGGAGGTGATACGATGACAGTATCTTTAACAGAAGCAGCTGGTACAGTAACTTATGATTTCACCACCAACATATCTAATGCCAAAAATGCAAGTAACCCTACCAATGTGTATTATGCTGTCATATACAATGATACTGATGCAGGAAAGGCCGCGTTAGGGTTTGTCGAAATAGATGTAGCTGGAGCTGATGGTACTGCAGGTTTAATTAGTTTAACATGGGGCGCGAATTTCTTTACGCTAAGTTAAGATGGCAACTGAAACTAAACTACCTGATGGGTTGCTACTATCTGATAACCTCACTGGCGGGTTATCGGCAATAGATGTTGATGATACAACATGGCTTGTTGCGTCAAGTAATAATGCCGACTCGGTTGTTGCTGTCTCTTTCCCTACTCCTACTGGCGATCCCGATACGGGCACTGATGTTCAAAACTGCACATTAAAATACCGAGTAACAGCTAATGCTTCGACGGTTACTTTTAACGCATACCTAAGAGAATCAGGGACTCGTCTTAATGGCGGCTCTGCTATAGACACTTGGACCTCCTCAAGTACATCAGAGGTTACAAGAGAGATAGGATGGAATGCTTCATTACTTGGCACCTCAGATGGTAGCCTTGTAGAACTGGAAGTTGTTGCGTCTAAAACTGGCGGATCTCCTAGTAGCAGAACAACAGGTGAGTTCCAATTTATCGATTGGGATATTGTATATACTGTTGGAGATATAGACACAGAAGTAACAGCCACTAGTGAAACCCTCGTATTATCAAAGACCAATACTAATGTTGTTGTAGAAAACGATATAGAAGTAATTGCTAGTAATGTTAATTTAAGTCTTACGAGTAATAATACTTCAGTAGTTGTTGATATAGATATTGAGGTAACATCGACTACTAAAGTATTAACACTTACCAGTACTAACTCTATTGTAGTTGTGGATGTAGATATCACAGTTATTGCTACCAGTAGTGTCCTGAGTGTAACCCCTTCATCCCCTACAGTGGTGATTGAAAAAGATGTCGCTGTTGTAGCTAATACAGAAGTGTTATCTCTGACCAAAAGTAATGCTTCTGCTAGTGCAGATCATGAAATCGATCCTAGTTCTTCGGTTATTAATTTAACAATATCCAATACTCAAGTTGTTATTGAGAAAGACTTTGAGATAATAGCAAGTGTCTCAACTTTATCAATATCCCCTACAAATACTGTTGTTGTCACAGAAGAAGATATTAATGTAATAGCTACCTCTGTAAGTATTAATATAGGAGCTAGTAATACCTCTGTCGATATAAGCAAAGAGGTATTGTCAGGAAATGAATCTTTAGTATTAACAGAATCAAATACATCTGTATTAATAGAGTCTGATACCGAGATAATAGCAGGGACAGTTAGTTTTAATATAGTTACCAATAATGTTTCTATTGTTATTGAAAAAGACACTTTAGTTGTAGCCGATACCACATCTTTAGGTATAATAGCAACTAATCCTGTTGTTAGTGTTTCAGAAGATGTAACCGTAATAGCTGCATCTAAATCGTTATCTTTAGTGATCACTAGCCCTTTCATAGTAGTTGATGTCGATACACAAGTTATTTCGACATCTGGTATATTATCATTAGTACCAACGCAAACTACCATTACTATTGATAAGGATGTGGAAACAACTGCTAACAAAGTTACCCTGTCCATAGTACCAAATAATACAATAGTTACAGTAGACTCTGAATTAAATATTGATGCCACAAATGTTAATCTAACTTTAGTTGTTTCCAATACAATTATCAATATAGATAAAGATGTAGAGATAAGTTCTACTCCTGTTATTCTTTCTATCGTACCCCAGAATTTATATATTTCAGTAGATACTGAAATTATTGCTTCTACAAAAGTATTAAATATGTCCTATGATAATACACTTATTTTTATAGGAGACCCTATTAATAGTATCCACGGGCTTACATCGTCAAATATAGGAAGGAAAGGGTCAGTATCTAGATCCTATGAAAGGGCATCATCATCTAGAACAACAAACTCCAGATCAAGGTCAGTATAATGATAATAATTACAGAAGAAACAATATTTGAAGGAAGAGATAATACATTCACCATTGAATATGTCGTAAATGGGATACCTTTTGATTTTACTAATACTACGAAAGTTGAATTCACTTTAAATAATAAAATGGTAGATAGTGTTACTTACCCAGATTACTTTGATTTTTCTGTAGGAACAGATGGTAGGATTATATTTAACTTTGGCAGTGCAGGATATACGAGGAAAGATTCTGGCGGAGCCTCAGTGATAATATTTGATAATAGTAATACCCGAGGTTTAGTATTGTCTACCCCGAGAGGTTTGGTGCAGTTGAATATAACTGTTATTTAATAAATCTAGACAATAAAATAATATACAAATGGAGATAAATAATGGCTCAGATTTCAGATTTAGCAGCAGCCACGGCAATAAATGATGCAGATGAGTTTTTGCTTAGACAGACAGGAGAAGATAAGAGAGCCACCACGGGTTTACTGGATAGTAAATATACACGTTACGTAGATACCCTTGCGGATGCTGTAGCTGATGTTACAGCTAAAGTTGGGATGGTTTATATTGTTAAGGAAAGGGCTGCGGCTAATGGCGGAGGAGGAATATGGGATATTGTTTTATTATCCTCCGTAACACCCAATACTATAGATATAATTGCTTCAACAGGAGGTCAAATCCCAGCTCTAGCGTTAGTACAGCGGGATGCAGAAATAAAAGCAGTACAATTTGATACTACAACAGTCACAGTTTTGATACCGACTGATTTTCCTGATTTGCAATCGGCTGTCGATTTTTACCTAAATTCAGAAACAAAACAAAATGTACCTATAGAGATAAAAATTGAAGCTGGTCACGCATTAACCAAAGGGGTTGGAGTATATAATGCTGATGCATCGAATATAGTCGTAACATCAACTGATTCAACTGTGTTATTGGCTGCTGGATTCACTGGTGTTGCAGGTGTCACAACAGGCACGATAAACGGTGAGTCTCCTGATCCTCCTTTATTCTATACATTCAATGGTAGTGCGCCGCAATTAAAATGCTTAATCGATATGGCTAATAAAGCTGGTACTGGTACAGGGTATATGGGTGTTAACAGCACTGGTTTTGTTCATCCTGGCGCTGGCGTTAAGAACGCTGGGTTTAGGGGAATGCAATGGAGAAATGGCAACTGTTTTGCAAATCAGTCAATTTGGGATGGAGCAAACGGTGTAGGGATTAGATTACATCAAGCAGCGCGAGTTAACGCTAATGAAGCAAGTGCAGATGATTGTTGTAAAACTGTGGATTCAACCCTTGCTGCTATTTATGTTTCTA